AGTGGGAGGCTCGTGCAAAGGCTGGAAAAGCTGACGCAGAGGCTGCAACTAAGTGGCGCGAGTATGAGCAGAGCCTAAAGCCAGTCCAAGAGCGACTAGCTGAGGAGCTTGCTCAAGCTAAGGCAGAGGCTTCTGAGGCTTCTGTAAAGCTAAACCGTTTCGAGGTCGCTTCTCAGAAGGGCGTTCCAAACGAAGCGATTGAATTGCTGACTGGCTCAACCCGCGAGGAACTTGAGGCTTCAGCAGACAAACTGCTCTCGCTCATTGCGAATCAGTCAAAACCAAACACCCCTAAGCCTGACATGAATCAAGGCAAGCCGTCTACTGGCTCAACCGGCTCAACAGCCGACCAGTTCGCAGCTGCCCTTGCAGACTTAATCTAAAAACTATCAAGGAGATAAAACATGGCTGACCTTCAGCGTGGCTCAGCTGGCATTTACTTGCCAGAGGCCGTTTCAGGAGAAATCCTATCAAAGATGACCGAAACCTCAGTAGTTCAGTCGGCAGCTCGCCGTATTGCGCTTCCGGGCAACGGAACTGCCGTCAACATCGTGACCGGCGAACCTACCGCAGCATGGGTGGGCGAAACCGAGGCTAAGCCTGTATCAAACGGCTCAGCTTCAACCAAGGTTCTACGTCCATACAAGTTGGCCGTTATTGAAACCTTCTCAAACGAGTTCCGCCGTGACCTTCCAGCTCTATACGCTGCTCTTGCAGACCGTCTACCAGCTGCATTGGCTAAGAAGTTTGACTCAACCGTATTCCACGGCACTGCTCCGGGTTCAGACTTTGACACCCTAGCTTCAGCCGGCGCTAAGGTTCTAAACTACGCTGGTCTTGTTGGCGCTATGTCTGAAATTGGTGCAGCTGGCTACGACATGAACGGTGTTATCGTTGCTCCACAGGGCGAGGCAGCGGTTCTTAGCCTAGTTGACGGCAACGACCGTCCACTATTCATCACTAACCTTCAGTCTGAGGGCGCTATCGGTTCACTAATTGGCCGTCCAGTGTTCAAGTCACGCGCTGCATACCTAGACGCAACTACTGACGTTCTAGGCTTCGCAGGTGACTGGACTCAGGCCGTTTGGGGTCAGGTTTCAGACGTGACTATCAAGATTAGCGACCAAGCAACTCTTGTTGACGGTGCAACTACTATCAACCTATTCCAGCAGAACATGTTCGCAGTTCTTGCTGAGGTTGAAGTTGGCTTCCGCGTTTCTGACGTTGCAGCTTTCAAGAAGCTAACCGCCTAACATTAGGCAACCCCGCTAGGGGAGGACTGCCCTCCGGACGGTGGACAGGTAGAGAGAATCTACACCCTCCCCTAGCACCCCTAAACTTTTACGAAAGGCAAGCATGAGCTGGACGCTTCCACAAGACATTCTTGACCGCTGGGTTGGCGCTAATGCCCCTACGGACACAGACCTTCTAACCGCTCTCATCGCTGACGCTGAAGCAATTGTGCTTGCTGAGTATCCTGCCATTCAGACCCGCATTGACGCTGACGAATTGTCGGTGGACGTTGTTATTATGGTTGTTTCGCGCATGGTGTCGCGAGTCCTACGCAACCCAGACAACGTTAGCTATTGGCAGCAAACCACTGGACCATTCGGTCAAGCTAGAAACTTCGGTGAAAATGCCGTTGACATCTGGTTGAGCGGTGAAGAAAAACAGCTGCTAGCGCCTAAGCGCCGTGGCAAATCTTACGAGGTTGACCTTGGATACAACATGTTGAGCCAATCTGATGACCTTATCTGGGTTGAGTTAGGCGACAACTTCTAACATGAGCTTTATACGCGGTGGCGAAACCATTATCATTACAAGGCGCTCTGCGACCTCTACGGACGATTACGGCAACAATACTTACGCAACTACCACTATCACGGTAAAAGACGCTCTGGTGGCCATTGGTGGCACTTCTGAGCCTATTGACGTTGCGCGTGACGCGGTAGATTCTAACTTGACCGTGTATTTACCTAATGGCACGGTTGTTCAAGACGGTGACGTGTTCACTATCCGCAATAGTAAGTGGGTCAAAGCCGGTCAAGCGCTTGAATGGATTTCACCATTCACTAGCTTTGAGGGTGGCGTAGTAGTTCCACTTAGGAAGCGCAATGGCTAAAGGCGTTCGTGTTGACGTTGACCCTCGCGGTGTTGAATACTTCCTAAAGACCAATAAGCCGGTTCGTGACATGTTAGCTAAAACCGCTAACAGCGTTCTAGTTGAGGCTCAAGCTACCGCTGACGCAGCTCAAAACGGAGCGGGTGGCCGCGTGGCCGGATACGCAGAAGCTGGGTTTACAATTGAGTGGAGAACTAGCGCTAAGCGTCCACAGATTCGTATTGTTAGCAACGCTGACGGCAAGACTGCTACGGCGGTTCATTTTTATACGCAAAGGCGTGACGGCGTAGCCCACTTGAGGGCTGCTCTTTACAAGTTTGTTAGCTCACACAATTACAAGGTCTGGCCTATTGGCCAAAATTACAGCTTTAAGAAGGGGGCTAAGTAATGGCTATTATCTTCCCCGACATTGAAAAGACTCTAGTGACTTACTTTGCTACCGCGCTAGGCAGCGGGGTTCATGTTGGAACTAAACATTCACAGCCGGACGAAACGCTTCCTGATAAACAATTGGTTATCACGGCAGCTTATGGCGGTGTAACGACTGACAGGGTCACGAAGGAAGCTAACGTCACGTTAGACGCTTTTGCTGACAGCTACGCTGACGCTTCAACCCTAGGGCTTCTTGTTGAGGCTCTAGTCCGTGATTGTGTAGGCACTGAAATAAAGCGGGCTGAAGTTAGACTCGGCCCCGTTCGCACTAATGAGGACTCTGAACAAGAGCGCCGTTCAATTGACGTTGGCCTAATTGTCAAGGGAACAGACCTATAAGTTTCTGCACCGCAGAAAACGCCCTCTAGGGCAAAACCCTTCCTGAAAGGAAAATCACTATGGCACTAACTGCCGACAACGTGGTCGTGGGAATCACTGGAAAAGTTTACTCCGGTGCAACTACTGCTACTGCTCCAACTGACTCAACCTCAACCCTAACCGGCTTTGACGAGCTTGGTTATGTGAGCGCTGACGGTGTCAGCTTCACCATTGACAAGTCAACTAACCAGATTCGTGCATGGCAGAACGCAGACCTAGTTCGCGAGCTAGTCACTGAGGCTACCGTCACTTACTCGTTCACCCTTCTTGAAACTACTCAGGACACTATTGAACTTTACTTCGGTTCTGCAATGGTCGGTGGCAAGATTCAGCTAAACCCTTCAAACACCGGTGGCAAGAAGTCTTTCGTCATTGATGTTGTTGACGGCGCTAAGGCTATCCGCCACTACATTCCAGCCGGTGAGGTTCTTTCGGTTGAGGCTCAGACTATCCAGAACGGCGAGGCTATCGCTTACGGTGTGACTTTGACTGCCTACGCAACTTCTGGTCGCGTTGCAGACATCTTCCACTCGGAGTTTGAGGTCTAAAACCCCTAAGACTGCTAGGGGGCAGTTGAGCGGTCACTGCCCCCTAGCTTGCTCCAAAGACCGCTAACCTAAAAACCGCTAAAAAAGGACATGAAATGACCGCTCCAAAAACTTACACTTTTGAACACAAGGGCAAGAAGTTCACTATTCCAGCCTTTGACGCTCTGCCTATGGGCGCTATCCGTAAGGCTCGCAAAGCTAAAGATGACGCTGACCAAGCGTTTACTATTCTTGAGGCCGTTATGCCAGAGGACTCAGCAGAGCTAGCAGCTCTTGACTCTATGGCAGCTTCAGAATTCAACGAGTGGCTTACCGGTTGGACTCAGGGTTCACCAGTGGGGGAATCTGTAAACTCCGAGAACTAATCGAGGAGTATCCCGCAGAGCTTGCTTATGAGTTCCGCGCTAGGTTCAACCTAAGCGTGTTTGACATAGGCGGTTCTATAACATGGCTTGAAGCGGTGCTATTAGTAAACGTTGTTGCCCGCGACCCAGAGTCATGGCTTTATGCTCGCATGAATGACTGGAAGTATCCAGTTAGTCGTGAATGGATTGTTCAAGCTCATACTTACGACTTGCTTTACGCGGTCAATAGTAAAAAGAAGCCTAAGCCTTATCCAGCTCCATGGCCTGACCCTAATAAGAAAACTATTGGTTCGGGCAGGAAGCAATCTAGCGACATCGTTCGCAAACTACTTGAACGCATGAACCCGAAAGAGGAATAGCAATGGCTGAGAGAGCTTTAGCAACTGCCTTCGTGAACATAGTCCCCGGAACAAAGGCTATGGAGCAATACCTCAAGGGGGACTTGTCAAAAGGCGCTGCCGGCGCTGGAGGTAGAGCTTCTGCTGGGTTTGCTAATGGATTTGGTAGCAAGCTAAAGGGTCTTATTGGTCCAGCTTTTGCGGTCGCTGCCGGTGTCGGTGCAGCTGCCTTTGTCAAGAGCGCTATTAGTGCAGCTGAGTCAGCTATGGTCGCTGACAAGCGCCTATCTCAAGTTGCGAAGTCTATGAACATCTTTGGTTCAGAAACTGGCGCGGTTGTTGGCCGTCTAAACGAGTATGCTTCTACGCAGTCGCGTATTTTGGGCGTTGATGATGAGTCAATCAAGTCAACTCAGGCAAAGCTTCTAACCTTCAAGGAGCTGGCTCTAACTGCCGGTGACGTTGGCGGTGCTTTTGACCGTGCAACTATGGCAGCGTATGACCTTGCTTCTGCCGGTTTCGGTTCTGCTGAATCTAACGCTATCCAGCTAGGTAAGGCGTTGAATGACCCTATCAAGGGTATGACAGCGTTGAGCCGTTCTGGTGTGACCTTTACTGAGGTTGAGAAACAGCGTATTGCTACCCTTGTTGAGAGCAACAAAATGGGTGAGGCTCAAAACCTTATCCTTGAGGCTATTGAAACTCAGGTTGGCGGAACGGCAGCTGCTACGGCTACCGGTTCACAGCGTATGCAGGTCGCTTTTGACGAGCTGAAGGAAAGCGTTGGAATGGCGCTTGCTCCGGCCTTTGAGAAGTTTGCCGTTGCTCTAGTGCCTATCGTTGACAAGCTTGCCCCTATCATGGTGTCGCTTTTCACTGAGCTTGCACCTATCTTTGACATGTTGATTAGCGTTCTTGACCAGCTAATGCCGGTTATGCAGCCGATTGTTGACGTATTTGGGTTGCTTATTGGCGTAGGTATCGAGATTATTCAAGCCGTGCTACCTCCACTTATTGACCTTTTCATTGGGCTTATGCCTTTGATTGCAAGTCTAGGTGAGTTGTTTGCCGTTATTGTTCGCGCAATTTTGCCCCCGTTGGTGAAGCTGCTCAATGACGTTCTAATTCCTATCATTCTTTGGCTTGCAGACATTCTTGTGACTTACTTTGTTCCTTATTGGACTAAGCTCGCTGAGGTCATGGGCGGTATTGTGACCGTAGCCGTTGACATCGTGACACGCGTTTTCAAGGGTCTTATGAAAATCCTTGAGCCAGTCTGGAACGCGGTAAAGCCTCTAATCGAGGGCTTCATGTCACTTATGGGTTTGAAGCCAGTCAAGTTGAGTGTTGGTATCAAGACAACTGGCACTAGCGCACTTCCGGGATTGGCTACCGGTAAAGGCATTGACTTGTCTAAGTTCACTGGAGTTTCTACCGGTGGCGGTCTAAAGGGCGGTGGAGGCGGTGACGCTAAGACTGTTGCCGCGAATAACAAAGCTATCAAAGCTGCTCTAGCTAAGGCTGGTAAGGCCGTCAAGACGGCGTATGCTAAATACAACAAAGCCGTTGAGTCTGCTCAAGCTGACTTTGCTAAGGCTAAGGTCAAGATTGACAAGCAATACAACGACACCGTTGCTAACTTGACTATGACTCGCGACACTGACCTTGACAAAGCTCTAAAAGACCACAATGCTAACGTGTTGGCTATCCAAAAAGATTTCGCTAACCGCATGGCTGACATCGTGCAGGAAAGCAAGAACCGTCTACGCTCAGCTTTTGAGTCCGTGACAGCGGTTGACGTTGGCAAGACTTTTGCTGATTTGGCTACCAAAAACGCTGACGGTCTAATTTCAAGCTTGAAAGAGAAGCTACTTCGCGCTCGTGAATTGGTGGCTAACGCTGGCAAGTTGGCTAGCGCCGGCTTCTCACAAACCTTCATTGAGCAGGTTGTAGCGCAGGGTCCCGACGCTGGCAACGCTATGGCCAAGGCCATTTTGGAGTCTAGCCCTGACGCTCAAGCTGAAATTCAAGGTCTTTTTATTGACAGCGAGAAGCTTGCCGGTCACGGTATGGACGCTCTGGCTGACCTCATGTATGAAAAGTCTGGCCTTGCTAACGAGGCTTTGCGCGACATGTATGCTCAAGCGTCTAAGGACTTGGTTGAGGCTCTGGCTATTGAGGAGGAAGCTTACGCTCTCCGTCAAACCGAGATTCAAAAGACTTTTGATGAAGGCATGGTTGCTGCTAAGCTTGCCCGCGATGAAGCTATGGCGGAAGCTCAAGCTGCTCTAACAGAGGCGCTAGCTGAGGCTACTAAGAACCTAAACGAGTCTTTGAAAGACATTGAAACTGAGTTGAACGCAAGCTTGAAAGAGTTCAAGGGACAGCTCAAGGGTCATGCTAAGGAGATTGCAAGTATCAAGAGTGACATAGCTGACGCTCGTGCTGAGGCCATGAAGCCAATTGTGATTACCCGTATTGAAAACGTTGTCGTAAATACAAGCTACGGCAGCTCCAAGAACAACAAAATTGCTCTTGCAGCCGGCGGTCTTGTGACCCGTCCAACCGAAGCGCTAATTGGTGAAGCTGGTCCTGAATTGGTTATGCCTCTGGACGACTTTGCGAAGCTAACCGGACGTGACGGCAACGGCTCTACGGTAAACTATTACGCAGCGCCTAATCAGTCATTGAACGCTGAACAGGCTCTATTCCAAGCAATGAAGCGAGCTAAGGTGGTAGCTGCATGGTAAACGTGACCATTTCATTAGTCGGTTCTAACGGCGACACTATTGACCTAGTTGATTCTGGTGACTATGTGTTGCTCAGTGGAGTGGGCGGTTTTGGTATTCCAGCGACCGCCGTTCGTATTGACGACAGCGCCGGTGACGGTGGAGTTTGGCGACACACCAAAAAGGGTGTCCGTGACCTTGACCTTCCTATTGCTATTCTTGGAACTAGCGAAGCTGACGTGCAAGCTAAGCTACGCCGGTTGTCAAGGCTTTTGCAGACCACTAATGGCGCGACTAAGATTGTTGCCAATTTTGGGACAAGTAGTTTGTTCTTGGAAGCGCATTACGTTGGCGGTGCAGAAACCCAATTTGGGTCTGACGCTACGGGCTTCTTTTGTCGCTGGGTGTTGCAAATGCAAGCGCCTCAACCTTATTGGCAGACAAGCCTTGAGGAGTCTTTTGACATTGGCGCTGGTAGCTCTGGCCGTGGGCTTCTGCCTGAGTTGACTAAGCTGAAGGTTTCGTCTAGCCAGACGCTAGGTGTTGTCACGGTTGATAACGCGGGTGACGTAGTTATTTATCCACGCTGGGTTATCAATGGTCCTGTCACTGACCTTGTGATTAGCAATGGCGTTCAATCGTTTGGATTCCCAGCTGAGATTCTGGCCGGTAGAACTTATACGGTGGACACTAGCACGGGTGAAGTTTTCAACGAAAATGATGAGAACATCTACTACTTGCTTGGAACTGCTCCGAAGTTGTTCGGCATAGCTCCGGGAATCAACGGCATTTCCGTGACCGGCGTGAACGCTAACCCAGATACTCAAATTACTTGCTACTACTCGCCACGCTATGAGGTTATTCACTAATGAAGGTTCAAGACCTAACGGTTGAGGTAAGAAACGGTTCTTATCAACGAGTTGGCCAGCTTTTGCCAGCTGACTTGATTGGTTTGACCGTTGTCATGCGATACAACAATGTTGGGTCATGGAACATTACCCTTCCTAGTGACCATAGACTCGTTGATGAGCTTCGTGCAGCGGGCGCTGGAATTATTGTGGCCGTTGAGGGTGAAGTTATTTTCTCTGGCTATACGACTACGGCTATCTTGCAGCAAAGCAAGGATAACCCGCTGGGTGACTGGCGTATTCAAGGCGTGGACGATAGCGTTATTTTGGCTGAGCGCCTAGCTTACCCGTTGCCTTCTGAAGCTGACGTGACTTTGCAGACTACGGCTAATGACATTCGCACGGGCGTTGCTGAAACGGTCATGAAGGGCTATGTTTACGACAACATTTCAGCTTTTGCTGGAACGGTTCGTGCCATTGATTCTTTGGACGTTGAGTTTGATTATGCTCGTGGCGCTCAAGTCACTGGTAATGCTCGATTTACTAACTTGCAAGAGCTTCTTTATGGGTTGGCTCAAACCGGCGGGCTTGGCTTTACCGTGCAGCAATTTAGCTCTAGCCTTATTTTCAAGGTCTTTGAGCCGCTAGACCGGTCTTTGAACATTCGCATGGACTTGGATAACGGTAAGCTAACTAGCACCGAGTATTCTTATGGACAGCCGAAGGTCACGCGTGTAATCGTGGGCGGTGGGGGCGAGGGTGAAAACCGCGTCTTCTATGAGGGTTCTACCACTGAATCGGTGCAAGCTGAAAGCGCATGGTCGCGTAGGGTTGAAAAGTTTATTGACAGCCGTGGCTCTGAAGGCACAATTGAGCTTGAACAGAGCGCAGCTGAAGCTCTTGTTGACGAGGGTAAAACAATTGTCAATTTGAGCGTGACCCCGTCTGACGACCAAACCATGAGGTTCGGTTATGACTGGTATCTTGGTGACAAGGTCACGGTTGTTGTTGGCGTAGCTGAAACTACCGCGGTTGTCACAGAGGTTGGCTTGAATGTCGCTAAAGACGGTGTCCGTATTGGGGCAACGGTTGGCACACCGGTAGCGGTTGATTTTGAATCTAAGCTTATTAGCGCTCAACAAGACCAGTCTGAACGTATTGGTAATCTGGAGCGCAATGAGCCGGGACTTGTAGCTACGACAGTCAAACAGCTGGTCAATAACCGGACGGGCTTCACGTTGACTAAGGGGCAAGCGGTTTACATAAACGGCGCTCAAGGCAATAGAGTCACGGTGACGTTGGCTAGAGCTAACACTGAAACAACTAGCTCTAAGACTTTTGGTATTGTTGAGGCTGACATAGCAAACAACCAATCTGGATACATTCTTACTGAGGGCAGTATCCAAGGCGTAGATACGACAGCTTTTACAGCTGGTCAAGCTGCATGGTTGAGTCCAGATTTCTCTGGAGGTTGGACGCCGACTAAACCTCAAGCGCCAAATCACGTTGTTCTTATCGGTTTCGTAGAACGCGTTCATCCCGTAAACGGCTCTCTATTTGTGAAGGTTCAAAACGGCTTTGAGCTTGAAGAACTTCACAATGTAAAAATAACCTCACCCACTGACGGGCAATTCTTGAAGTATCAAGCTAGCACCGGTCTTTGGATAAATAGCAACTAATAGGAGCAGGAATGGCAGAAAATAGCTTTCCCTTTGAGAATGTTGACGTTTCTGAAACGCAATTCTCGCAGTGGGCGCGAAACTTTCAAGACACCGGTGTAAAGGGTATACCTTCCGGTAGCGAGCTGAAGGTGACGGGTGACGACTCTGGTATGCAGGTTCGCGTTGCAGCTGGACAGGCGTTCATTCGTGGACATTATTACATAAACACTCTACAAGCCACTTTGACAGTGCCTTCTGCTGGAACTGACACTCGTATTGACGCTATCGTCCTTGAGCTAAATCCTGCAACTAACAGTATTGCGCTAAAGGTTCACGAGGGCACTCCAGCGGTTAGCTCACCAGAAGCTCCAGCGTTGATTCAAACTGACGCAGGTGTTTACCAGTTGCTTTTGGGTTATGTCACTATCCCAAATGACGTTAGCTCTATCACTGCCGGCATGGTGTCTGACAACCGAACCTTTATGGGAAACCGTATTGGTATCTGGACTAGCGCGACACGTCCAGCTAACCCAGTTGAGAACTTTACGATTGGCTACAATACAACTATTGGCGGAAATGAAATCTGGTTCAATGGCCAGTGGCAGCTTTTCGGCAACTGGTCTTGGTCAACTTCTGGCCGGCCGACTACGCCGTCAATTGGTTTGATTGGCTATAACACTTCATTGGGTTATCACGAATACTGGAGTGGCTCGGCGTGGGTCAAACAGGTTGTTATTCCAGACGCAGTATCGCCGTTCCTTTTCATGGGCGCGTAAGAAAACAGGAGAAAATACATGGCTATCACATACAAGGTTCTGGGGCAGACTGCTCCTACGACTACCGCTAACGTTAATTTGCTGACCGTTGGCGCTGGCAAATCAGCTGCTATTTCAACTATCAACATGAGCAATCACACGGCTTCCGCAGCCACCTATCGAATCTTTGTTCGTATTGGTGGAGCAGCCGCTGGAACCGCCAATGATGTTTCTTACGACATCGCGCTACCGGCTAAAGCCAAGATTGCTGAAACTATTGGCGTGACGCTTGCTGCAACAGATGTTGTGACAGTTCAGTGTGACCCAGCTAACTCAATTACCTTCACCGCGTTTGGTCAGGAGAACAGCTAATGGCAATTTCAACAGTAGGAGTAAGCTCAAGCTCTGGGCTTCAGCCTTATGAGCAGATTTTTACAAGCTCAGATATTTGGACTAAGCCAAGCGGGGTCAAGACTATTGAGGTCATTGCTGCCGGTGGCGGTTCAACGGGTGTTGGCGCAGGTGCTTTTGTTAAGCAGACAATGGACGTTTCGGCTCAGACCTCTATCCCTGTAACCGTTGGCGCAGCCGGTGGCACTACAAAGTTCGGCACCCTCAATTTGCTTGCCGGTGGCACTAACCAAGGCGACTGGTTCGATACTGGTAAGTCTGGCTCATACTTTTACACCGTTGGAAACGGCGTTTTTGGCTTCCGCCAGAACACCGTCAACAATGAAGGCTCCATGTCTTTCGGTAACGGCATTTATGTAACCGTTGGCACCGAGTATTACGGCGGTGAACAGTACGCTCGTGCAGCCATTTCAACTGACGCCACCTCGTGGACTTCAACCGTCAACATGAGCTTGGGTACAGGCTACCCGAACGCTTACGGCTGGCAGGGTGTTGCCTTCGGCGGTGGCAAGTTTGTTGCATTATTCGGCGCAACAGCATACTGGTCAACTGACGGCATTACATGGAACGGCGTTCTTGGGCTCCCTACCGCTGGCGGTGGCCAGTACCGAATCAGCTACGTAGGCAACCGCTGGTTCGTCGGGAACGGTGAAAACTTCTACGGTTCAGCCGATGGTGTCAGTTGGTCGCTTGTGCTTTCAACTGCTGGCGGTTCTAACGCTAAGGTTGCTTGGAATGGAACCTACTATGTAATCCTTATGGGTAACTACGGTGGTCAGGCCTTCCGTTCGACTGATGGTGTTTCTTTTAGCGCCATCTCGCAGAGCAACAACCCGAACAGCTCGTCTCACCAATCCAACATGAATAACTTCACGGCCTTTGGTGGATACTTTATTTTCACCATTCAACAAGCGGGCTTTACCTACTGCCTCATTTCAACTGACGGTGGTTCTTGGAGTCAGTGGAACAGCGTATATGGTGGCGCATCCGGAAATGGCGGTCAAGTTGTTGTAACGCCTACCCGCATTTACTTCCAGAATAGCGCCACGAGCACCTTGTACTACGCGACAAGCGTTGGCGGTGCAGTAACGGCTGCCGGTAACAAGGGCGGTGGCATGTTCGCTCAGCCTAACGGTGAGCAAGTTCTATGGGCTGCCTCAAACACCGCAATTTATGGCGGGTTCGCGCTGGGTAGAACTGGAAATCAGGGACTAGCGGCAGCGGGCGGTGGCGCAGGAAGCGCAGGCTACCTAATTGGTACCGGCATGAACACTCCGGGAACTGGCATTGACGGCTGGTGCAACGGCTCAAACACGACAATGACATACGCAGGAACCCAGAGTTGGGGAAGCGCAAAAAACCAAGGAGCAGTCCTAGTTAGGTGGATGGCATAATGCCTAGATTCGCAGTAATGACTAACAACATCGTAGTCAACGTAATTATGGTGGACGACCTTGAGGCAGCAGAAGCCGTAACCGGCGGGCTACCCATAATCGCTTCTGACGTAGCAAACATCGGAGAGGTTTACAA